AATCGTCTGATCCATGTACTGAATAGCCGGAAGCGTTTGAGCCGCTACAAACGGCACTGAGATGTCCTGAAGCATACCCGCAGATTTCATGCGGATAATGCCGCCGATCTCGTTATTCAGGAGGTCGTCCACATTGACCTGACCCTCAACAAAGCCAAGGCGCGGGTTGTTGGTCAGAGCCACATTATCGAGAACGCCACGGAGCATAGCCGTTGCAGCATCCTGATCTTCCATAATCAAGTCGGCAATGGAGCGGCCAAAGAACGCATGCGGTTCCGGATCAATCTCAAAGATCGCAAACGGGATTTCGCCCCAAGGCTCGTAGTCAAGCAGCTTGTAGTTTGAACCACCGAGTAAGAATCGGTACATCTGGGCAACGCCTGTGCCTTCGATGTCCATCTTCATGTAGGCTTCAGTGACGGCCACGAGCTTCATGGACATGTCCATCGTCTGCTCTTCTTCGTCAATCTGGTAGCCGCGACGCTCGAAATCTTCTGCTTCTGAGTAGGTGTCTGAGGAGCCGATTCCGTCAAGGTTGTACACCTCTTCGAAGTCGTAGCCCATGTTCACCAAGTCAGACACGCGCATTTCGGTGCGGTGAGCCACAACGTAGAAGTCGTCAATGGACTTGGCGTTGCGGTCAATCATGAATTCTTCAGGTGGAACAGACTCCACCATCAGCTTGCCAGCCTGAGACTTGCGGTTGACCTTTAAGCTGTGGCGCGGCATTTCCATCTGCATGCCGAATTCGTCCACTTCCATCGACATTTCAACGGAATGCTCGATTACGTCAATGTCGTCTTCATTCACGATAGCCAGATATTCTGGTTCCGTAATATTCGTATATGTGTAGGTTTCGACGTCGGTATAGGTCTCCCAATAGGTCTTGAGAACACCTACTTTCTTTACCAGCGCATCATGGAACGCATCATTCAGGATGCGATAGCCGCCTAGCTCGTTAAATGCCCAGTGCATGTACTGAGTAGCCTGCTGGGCTGGCATAACGTCTTCAGGGCCACGAGGAACATATTCCACAGGCTTATCGGTGTTCAGGAACACGCGCATTAGGGAAGGTTTAATATTGCGGACAGTATCGCGTACCTTGGTAGCAACCACTTTGGAGCGACCTTCCTCTTCGCCAATATCAACTTCGCCGTCAAAGTAACGCTGGGCTTTGATTCGATCATCTGCAATCTCGGATTCGATGAAGTCAACCGCATCCTGTACAGCATTCTGTACAACACCTTCAATAGCACTTTCATCCATGCGTTCTGGCTTCATCTTTTTATTCCTGAGTAGCAATTGCGCCCATCAATCCCGCCGGAGCAGAAATACTTGGCTGATATTGAGGAAGAGAAGGCATTCTGCCGCCGCCAGCCATCTCAACTAATCTTTCAGCGCCACGACGACCGGAAACATCAGAAACAGCCTTAGCAGCTACTCCAGCGCCCGCGCCAGCAAGTGTGGCTGGGTTTATAGAAGCGCTAAACAAATGAAGAGCAGCCATCAAACCATTTCCGCTTGGGGAGAGCTTTCCAACCAAACGCAAGAAGTTTTGGCTTGGAGAGCCTTTTACAAATTCCTGCATGGCAGCCTTTTCTTGCTCTGTAAACCATTTTGCCTTTTTAGGATTGGTCAATACAGAGGTTACAGCCTGCTTATATTTATTCAGAATGTTTCCGCCTGAACCTGTAGCAGCAGTTTGTGTTTCTGCCCGCTGAAATGCTTCATCCAGCAGTTCTGCTTTTTTGAATCGGCTGTTTGCAAGTCGAGCAATTTTCATTGCGTCGTTGGCAGATGCCTTGCTTTCAATGACATCATCAATTGAATCAATAATTCCGCGAATTCCGACTTCATTTGGGGCTGCATTATAGCGCTTCCACAAGCCTTGACGCAGCTTATCCAATTCACCAAGGGTAAGTGATTTGCCTTGCTGATTTTGGATTGTTTTTAATGCGGCAAGAGTTTGGCGATCTACGTCAGCAACAAAATTGGCTTCATCTAGTTCCCGTGTAGCGTTTTGAAGCAGACGAGCCATATCGTTTTTGTCGAAGCGAACGCCAGACTTATCCACAACCTTGTATGCCTGCTGTTTTGCAGCACGAAGGCTATCAATGGTTGGCTTTTCAATTGAGCGGTTCATTACCGATTGAAGCGTTTTATTTGTAAGCTGCATGGCTTTTTGCCCAGCGACACCAAATAATGCGCCGGGGCCAACCATTTCCGCAGCACCTTCAAGACGCTCTCCCTCTTCAGCAGTTCCTGCTCCGTAAGCAGCACCTGCCGTTCCGCCTGCTATTGCAGCACGAACAGTTCCCGGAAGATTTGCCAGCATGCTCGGAGTTCTTGCCTCGCCCGGAGCGTTCTGACGGAAATCTTGAAGCATTTGCTTCTGTCGTGCTTGATACTGATCGTATGATTCTTCAAAGCTGCCAGATTGGCCTGTAGCCACATCTTTGGCTGCCATGATTCCTGACATCGCTTCATCGCCAAATCCAAAAGTAGCGCCCTGAAGGTATGCGGAAGCGCGAGCGCCTTCTGGTACATAACCTTCAGCAGTGGTGCGCTCAGTTGGCTCATAGCCATTTTCCTGAGCGGCAGCAAGCATTTCCTTGAATCCGGTTTGGTCAAGCTCTACTCGATCCGCAAAAATACCCATTGGCAATTTGCCTTTGTAAAACTTATCCCAGACCCGATAAGCAAGCTGACCATCTGCCATTTCGGCATAGGCTGGAGACATTTTTTTGAATTCAGCAAGGTTCATTACAGAATCCCCAACGGATCATTGGTATTGGCTTCTTGAGACGCAGGAGAGAACCCAAAGTCAGCTGCGTTTGGATATGCCTGAGCCTTTTTAAGAATATCAGCGTAAATCTTTTTGAGGCGATCAAGGTTTTGCAATACCTGATCTTGGCTTTGTGAAAGCGATAAGTTACCCAAGACCGATTGCAAGGTGCTGAGTTCTTGGTTGGATACCTGACCCAATGCACCGCCAGTCGGGCTTGCTTCACGCATTTGCTGCAAGCGATCAAAACCGATATTTGCGCGAATCGTTTGAGCGAGACTTTCCGCATTGACGCGATTGGTTCCCGGAATAAATGATGCTATTGCACCAGTTACGCCCAGAACAGGATTAAGAATTGGATCTTCACTAACTAGCTTTTCAAGGCGGCCAATATCTTCAAACACTACGCCACCAGCGCGGCTGGAAAGTTCCTGCTGAGTTTGGCGCTGACGTGCTTCTTCTGCCTGCTTGCGCTCGGCTTCACCGCCCGGAATCGGAACAAGGCGTACAGCACCATCTACTTCAACAAGCTGCATGCCAGCCGGAATAGTGCCGAATTGACCGCTCAATGCGCTTTCGCCACCGCGAAGCATAAATTGCTTGTATGCATCAGTTCCCGGCTCAAGTCCGGCAGCCCTTGCGCGAGCCTCAAGAGTGCGGAATCCAGTAGTTCCGCCCATTGTATATTCTTTAAAAATGTCAGCCGCCATTGAAGGATTTTGACGAATTAAATCTGCTGCCTGTTTTTGACCAATGCTTTCTAAATAATCAGCAGTGCGGTTTGCTTGGCGACGACTGCCAGCACGTTCAATCCGCTTTTCCATTGCAGCAGCAAGGCTTGCATCTGGGGTGAGGCGCATTGAGTTGAATGCAATGGCAAGGCCTGCCATGCGTTCTTCGTCACCAAGGAAATTTTTGATGGTGTCAAAGAAGCCGCCTTTGGGAACATCTTGGTCAGGCGTATTAGGATCGTTGACTTTGGCAGCCTCTGCTGCTGCTTTACGGCCAACTTCAGGAATAGATGTTGCGCCCATTTCCATTAGCTTGCGAGCAGTAGAAACCACTTCGCCATCCATGTTTACAGGCATAGTGCCATCAGGAAGCGTATCTCCCTGTGCTAACCCACGCCCCGGCCCTTGCCAGTCTTGGCGAATAAGAATCTGTTCGCGAGTCGGAAGCATGCGGCCTTCCATCGGGATCTGATCGTCAGGAACGTAATTCATTGCACTGCGCTGTACAGGTGTTGCGTCCTGCGCAACAACGGAGGTTGTCGGCTGAAAACCAGTTTGTACTGGAGGCATGGCAGGAGATTCTGCTGCTTGTGCTTCACCAAGACCAACCAGATCAAGAAGGCCTGCACCACGCTCACGAAGAACATCTTTGATTCCGGTTTTTTCAGCAGCTAAGTCAATTCCCTGACCTGCTAACCATGCTAATAGTGGATTCATCGCCTGTTCCTCTGGGGCAATCACGCCAGTCTGTACTGGCGGCAAATACGAATAATTCCCCAGCGGTATGGGGAGTCCTACATCAACCTCAGCCATATCGGCCCATAATCATGTTTTGCAGCGTCTGCATGTACGGAGACATTTGAGGCGCTTGCGGCATCTGTGGGGCCATAGGAGCCTGCTGAGGCGCTGCTGCCCTTAGAAGCCCTTGTGGAGCCGCTGGCATGGCTTCTGACATGATTCCGCCAGTGCCTGCCTTCATTACTGAAGAAAAGCGATCTGCTGGGGACTTTTCCATCTGCGGCATAGCTCCACCCATTTCTGGGCGATATTGCTCAAACTGACGAGCCATTTCTGCGCGAGCCAGTGGGTTCTGGTTCATCTGAGTGCCTTGCAATGCTTGTTGCATTTGCATTGCCTTCATTGCCTCTAAGTTCTGAGGTGGATTGCCACGCAAAAAATCAAACATTACAAAATCTCCCCATAATTTACGCGGAGATAGCCGTCAGCGCCTTCCATAACCGCATGCGGGACAACCTTCTGAGCTTCCTGCGCGATAACGCCAACCGTCGGGAAGTGGTCAACGCCAAGATCCTTAGCCTTCTGATTCCACTTCCACGAGTAGGTTTTAATGCCATTCGGAAGCTCGCCAATTTGCTTGATGTCTTTCTTGAGGCGGATGTCAGAAAACGCTGCCGCAGTTGAAGCACCAAGCGTGAGGTAATCAAACAGACCCGGCTGCTTGCTAGTCGTTGTTGATTGCGGAACCGGAGTTGCGCCAAGGGCCTGAGCAAGATACCCAAGGCTAACTTGAGGCGCGCCAGTGTACCCAGCGTATTGGCCTCTTGCTGCGTCGATAAGGGCTTGCTGAAGTGCCTGCTGCTGCATGCCTTGCTGCGCCAGATTCTGCTGAACAGTCTGACCCATGCCGAAACCAAGGTTTGCGATATTGGCAAGCTGTGTGCCTGCCGCGAGACGTGCCTGCTGGCCCTGTAAGCCGCTTCCAACATTGAACTGCTGCGCAGCCAGTGCGTTAGCAATATCCTGCTGTGCGGCAGCCTGAGCTTGCTGGAAGCCACTCTGACGCAAACCCGCGGAAATGTCTGCGAGATTACGCTGGAAGGCTGCGCTGGTTTCTGCTCTTTGGAGTGCTTCGCGAGAGCCACCAAATGCCCCTGCTGCTTGAGCCTGCGCACCAATCACATTTTGCTGCATGGCTTCTTGGCGGGCCAAATCAGCGGCAGTCTGGTTAATCACCTGCTGCGTATAAGGGCTTTGGTAGGGAGCCAAATTTGTAGTTGCAAGCTGGCCTGCCTGAACCATGCCCGGCTGATAGCCCATTTCAGAGGCTGCACCTAACCCTGCGCCAGTAATGCCCTGTTGGGCTGCGGTAAAAATATTTGGGGTTGGGGCAACAGGAGTGCCGTAAGGAGCCGCTGGAGCAGGAGATCCGCCAGAATACATCGGCAAAGATGGATTCGGATTTGCAACGTAATTGGTGCTTGCGGTCTGAGTCGGTGGAGCCGCTGGCCTAGATGATCCGCCCATTTCTTACCCCTTAGTAGAACATTTTGCCGTATTGGCGGAATTGTTCTGGGTCTTTGGCGGCAGCTTCAGCGAGTGCCTGCTCATAAAGATTGCCAGAGCCATATCCACGAATCCCACCAGCATATTCGGTGGCTTGCGGCATTCCAGAAGTCGCACTCAAAGTACCCGGAGAAACCAAGCCAAATGCTTCAGCAGCGCTGATATTCGATTGCATGGCTGCTTCCTGCGTAGGAGTAAATGCAGCTACGTCAGGGCCGTAATACGGCATATAGCCAATTTTTGCTGCCTGCTCTGCGCGAGCCAGATTTCGTGATGCAGGATCTGCAATCCACTGTGGGATTTGAGTTTGCTGTGTTTGGCTTCCGCCTTTTCCGCCGCCGCCGCCCATAATTAAATCTCCCTTTCCAGAACCACAAACTGTTCGTGCCAGTCGTGTTTGTCTAATACTCGTTTCCAGCCAGAACGGCCTGCAATCGTCATACTA